GGGAGTGTGTCTAGTAGGTTATTCCTGCTGCCTAGCATCTAGGTTCTAGCAGAGGGCTCTACGGGGCCCGATGCACAGACAATAGTCTGGCGAAGTGTGTCTTAATAACGCGCACTTAGCAACGATAGCCCGAAGGGTTTGGTAACCTTAGGGACCATGCGTACTAAATACAACTATGAGAACTAGAACAAGAGACCTCCGGACTCCCCTCGCGGGGCAGTGGCTCGCCTTTTCTGGAACGACGACTACCAGCGTAGCTGATAGACTAAATCGTCCTACTGGGCAATGGCACACTGGAATCGGTACTATGCAGTACAGTCAAACCCCTCAATGCGTAACGGCCGGCAAAACCGGTCAGTATGACTTGATATGGGATGATGACGGTAGTGCACCTAGCAGATTTAACACCTGCTACCATCTCAAGGAGAGATGGGATTGTCCATTGATGGAGATCAACGTTAGAGGACGTTTAATGAAGTCTTCTACGCCTGTTGAAGGCGTGACTACTACGTCCGTTCTAGTCGGGGCCGCCGAAGCGGCAGGATATGCAATCGATAACTGGCCAGCAATGGCCACCGATGCTGTCATGCTTGCGGAAGCGGCGTTTGGATGCCGTCCCGATGTTGTACGGGACACCCTCAATGTCGCCCAGGAGATTGGAGAAATGCTCGAAGTGCTCAGGTCCGTAAAGGACCTGTTCAACACTGCCGAGAAGTTCTTCAAACAAGGAAGCTGGAGGTCTAACCCCCAGATTCTGAAGCTGCTCAAAAAGCGCGCTCCAGAAAAGTGGACGTTGAGGGACTGGCTGCTATTTGTAACGCAGCTAGATTTGGCGTACAAGTTCGCGGTTAAACCGTTCATAGCTACGATTCGAAAGATGAACCAGCTAGAGGAACGGGTAGATCGTGTACTTCAGAGGGTAACTGGCGAAGTCGCCACCCTCCATGGTAGAAGTAAACGAAGCGGCACACTGTCCTACACGAATACATCCTCACCGTACCAACGGTATGGGAACAATCGTGTTTATACTAAGGAGGTGTGTTGTACCGTTAAGGTCCAATACAGTTCAGCGCGCACATTGGCGCTACGGAACCGTATACGGGATGCCTTAGGTGGTGCCCGGATGAACTACATTCCAAGTGCGGCTTATGAGCTAACGCCCATGAGCTTTATCCTGGATATGTTCGTTGACTTCGGGGGGTTCTTGCGTCAGTGGGCATTAGAGCCCATTGATGATATTGGATACACCATTCTGGACAGCTGTTGGTCTACCAAGACCGTAGCTTATTCAGAAGGATGGGTGGATCCGTTCTCCTCCGGCGTATATATCGACCAGAAGACAATAGAGAGCTGCCCATTGGTCACGGGCAGTCTAACGAAAAGCACTTATTACCGGAGGGCTGAGCCCTTCAGTTTGAGTGCGATAAGCATCCCGCCTCCAACGTGGAACTTCCCAGACATGGGGAGACTTCTCACGATAGGCGAGGTGATTGTCAGTATTGCAAACAAGCATCACGAGTTAATACGGCGACCAATCCGGTAGCCGGCTCAGAAGCTTGTAATCACACCGACCAACAGAATAGAACAACCAACAAAATGGCTGACGATACCCTGACCCTCAAAGAGGACGACGGAACAACTGCACACACGTTCACCAAGCGAAAGGTGGACGCTACGGGGGCAACCCTGTGGGACAATCCAGCACCTGACGACTCCCTCGCGGGGGTTCGTACTTTGGTGCGGAAGTCTAACAAGACGCGTGCAGGAATCGTTGGACGGAGGTCTCACTTGACCATTCCGCGGCTCAACGCCGTGACTGGGAAGTGGGATCATTCGATCCAAGTGAGCGTTATTGCTAACGCTCCCGACTATGTGCCAATGGAAGAGGTCGAAGACGCTCTTTCTATGGCAGTCACACTCCACACTCCGGCGATCAACGCCGATTATGTGGTAAACTACGGGAAGGCTCTCTAAGCATGAAAGCTTGGATCCTTACGGCGTGGCTAGCAGCCGCGCTCTTCGCGTGGGCGGGTGAAACCCCTCGCGCAATTCCCGTTGACGTTCTCCCGACTTGGGAGGAGTCGATTGAAGTAATCGACTCGCCACTTGATGTGGCGGCTGTGAAAGCGCTAACGACTCGAAACGTAAGTCTCGGGTCAGTAACGGCGTTAGTAGTAGTCGTCCTATGGTGGTACCGGAAGTTCCGGAACAAGTAACATAGTTCGAAAATCGTCTACTATCGGGGCTGGAAGCCCTGTGACCGCAGAGCCTGCCCGAAAGCAGGTAATGCGCGAATCCTAACTCCACACATCCCTCTGGCTGTGATTAAACCGGGCATCCTAGTAACGTTATCAGTTCTTCAAGAAGCGCGCCTGTGCCCGAGAGGGCCTGCTAGCCGCAGAAGAGTACAAAATAACGTGAACCGAGTAGATGGGTATCACAGTTGGGGAGGTGGTCAATTCATTCGTATAAGGAGTCTTTCGGCTCCGAAGTCGCGTGGTTGACGGTGGTTTAGGGAATGTAGGCGTGCATCCAGGGGGGGGCTGATAGCCCCCCTCTGTATGTCCGTGTGGCCTTTATAGGGGCCGTAAAGTCGCCAATACTAAGAAGATGAAAAATGAATTACATCGACTCTGTGCCGTGTGGCACATCTTGGCAACAGACACACATCTGTCTCGGTTCGTAACTGACGCCGACCTGGCTCAGTTTAAAAGACGTATCGAGGCTGAAGGGATATCCTTCGTGACCGTGACGCTCCCAGCTTTAGGGAAATCTCTACTCCAGGCATTCCGCTCTGGTGTTCTTGAGATTCCTGAAGGTTGGTCAGCAGCTAAAGGATATAACTACCCATCGTTCCTGCATAAAGCATGGTCTGAGCTGTTCGACAAGGACGGCAAGGGCCTCTGGTTGGTAACCGGAGACGGGGCTTACAACCCTGTTATCGCAGCAGTGAACACGCATGGAACATGCATGGGTGCAGCAGTACTTGCAATTCGACAACTCACCGAGTTGTATTACAAGTATGAACAACCGTGGACCGAAGATCAGGAACTCGAATCCTGCAGTAAATTCATAGCTGCAGAGGACGATATCTGGGAAGTCACTAAATCCCTCCTTGCGGGGGGACTAACGACAACCTTGATCGACGGTAGGTCAATTAGTATCTATTTGGAGCGGGCTGAACGCCTTATCTCCAAACTACTTGACGGAAGTGATCCTAAGGAAATCACACCGCGTTACGGGACAGGCGCTACGGCAGACCGTGCGACCCCTTGGGGTCGCTGGCAGAAGCCTCGTTTTATCGAGAAACTCGCAAGAGTGTTCCCGTACGAGGAGTACTTCTTCTCTGGGATCAATGGCCTTGAGGAAGCAGTGATGCTTTCTCGTGGTTTAGATCTTGAAGAGGTGCCAGAGCCTACAGCCCGTGTTGTTCATGTTCCAAAAGATTCCCGAGGGCCGCGATTAATTTCGGCTGAGCCTAGGGAGTTCATGTATATCCAGCAAGGACTGATGTTCAAGCTGGTAGACATTGTGGAACGATGGCGAAATGTCGCGAAACAGGTCAGTATCATAGACCAGACGCGAAATAGGGAGCTAGCCCAGCTAGCCAGCCAGACTAATCATCTGGCGACCCTTGACTTAGAATCGGCTAGTGACAGAGTGTCTTGGTGGCTCGTATCGCGCCTTTTCCCAGCTTGCTGGGTAGAGGCTTTAGATGCGTCGCGTTCCGAGAGTACTGTCATGCCTAATGGGGATGAAATCCTCATGACCAAATTCGCTCCTATGGGATCAGCTTGCTGTTTCCCGGTGGAGTCTTTGGTGTTCTGGGCGTTATGCCATGCTGCAAGAGGTGATTACAACGAGGAAGTATTATATGAAACCTTGTTCGATCGCTGTAGAAAGAAAGACGACTGCATCCTCGGAGTCCCACTGATTAAGGGACATTTGAACGAGTTAAGCGTCTTTGGTGACGATATCATTGTCCGTGCGGAAGATGTAGCACGGACAGTCGCGTTACTTGAAAGTGTTGGCCTGAAGGTCAACAGGAACAAGTCATTCACAGACGGACCCTTCAGGGAAAGCTGTGGAGGCGACTATTATCTAGGATCAGATGTTGTCCCTCTAAGGGTAAAACACCGCCTGGATAGTGATGAATTGGATTGCGTCTACGACTTCAATACGCTGTGTAACAGCATTGCATTGAAGTACGGAAACACCGAACCCCGACTCATATATAAGCTTCGAGAACTTACATACAGTTTCTTCGAGGTGAAACCAGCAATCAGGCCCAGCGGGCCTGAGACGCAGGTATGGCCAGGATATGTCCTCACGGACACTCACTGGATGATTAACGAGTCGGGGCAAACGCCGAAGCCTCTCCCTATGCAAATGGGGGAGGACAAGCCGCGGTGGATTGTCACTAACGTTAGGGGCAGACGATACGTTGCCGAGAAGCGGAAGACCCGACCCTCTGGAGACATCTCCAGAGAAGGGACTCAACCGTATTACGGTGCGTATTGTATGCGTATACTGACGGAACGGCCTGTGAAGGCCCTCCGTGACATGGGCTGGTGCTCAGTGCTTCGCTCGTTCTGCCTCGGCAGCCGGGAGAGCAAGATGACGCAGTACACGTTTCGCAAGCGTGTTTACCACAAACTTGCGTGGGTTCAGGTCGAGCGTGTCTAACCTGAACAGATAAAGGGGTCTAATCAACCCCGGGGATGGC